GAGTATAAGAAAAAAAGAAAAAGAAAAAGAAAAAAGCGAGCTTCAATTTTTTTGGGCTAAACTTCCGCTTTGGCAATCTTCGGACACTTACTGCCACTACCCGCCATTTTTGTGCAAAACATTCCAAGAAAACGCCATACTTTGCGTCTCACGCGCGAAAAACACCTTGCGCCGTAAATTATACATCAAACACGTTTCTTGCCGTTCTACGCCGTTTAAAACGCGAAATTTGGCACTTGTTTACTTAAAACCTTAAAAACATCCTTATTAAATTTGTGCGTCTTATTACTTTTGTGAAGTAATTTTCAATTAACATTAAAATCGCAAGTAAGATGACAATTAAGGAAAGAGCGCAGAACGCCGTCAAGGCAGCTTACAGTAAGTATGGCTTGAAAGCGGATGAACTCACAAAAATTGCTGAAAACATCGCCAGCGGTCTCACGGACGAGACAACCGACGAGGACTTGAACACAGCCGTAAAAGGCGCAGAATTTTACACTTCTCTGATGCAATCTGTCGGCAACCGCAAGCAGGTTGAAATCGAGAACAAGTACAAGGGATGGCAGCCGCCAAAGCAAGACGAGCCACAGCCACCTACGCCGCCAACCCCTCCAACGCCCCCGACACCACCTGTCGAGACGCTGACAAAGGAGGAGATTGCGAAGATGGTGCAAGAGGGCATAGCCGCTGGGCTGGCTCCATTCGCGCAGAAACAGGAGCAGGAAAGGTTGAACTCGCTCCTCAACGGAGCGGAGAAGCTGAAGGACATCCCGCAGAGCTTCCGCAGCCGCTACACGCTTGACAAGGAGGAAAACCTTGCCTCCGTGGTAGAGGCGATAGCTAACGACTATCAGACATTGAAGCAGGAGATGTTCAAGAGCGGAACAATCGTGCAAGCACCTACGCAGCCCACGGCGCAGCAAGAAGAGGACGAGGCGATTGAGATGTTGAAGAAAATCAACGCGAAACAAGAGTAATTAACATTTAAAACGCAATATTATGTACCGCAAGGAAACTACATTGGAACAGATACCGCAGGCGGTGTGGGACGTGGAGTCCACCGTCCGTTGCGTAGCGGGCGCAAACCTTGACACCTCTTCCATGCCCGACGGCTCGAAGAGGGTGCTGAAAGGAACGCCGCTCATGTTCGACAAGACCACGGGCGAGGCGAAAGTAGTAAAGACGGCAAAGGTCGTGGCAGCGGCAGACGCTGAGGCAACCTCTTTGAGCGTCGCCAAAGGCTCTATATTCAAGGTCGGCGACACTATCGCCGGAAGCAAGATTACCGCCATTGACTCCAGCGCAGAGGACAAGGACGTGCTGACCGTAGAGGCGTTGAGCGAGGCGGTCGCAAAGGACACTGTTGTTGACGACGGCAACGGAAAGAGCGTCGTCGGAATGAACTACGCCACTGCGAAGATGGAGGACTTTATTTTTTTTTTCAAGCAGAAGACGGCATACGAGATACAGGAGGACACCCTGCCTTATCCGTTGAGCGACGACATTAAGACCGCTCTCACTTGCCGCCATCACTTCGCCGCATACTAAACAGCGGAAAATTTAAGGTTTAACAAGCAAAAGGATTAAGAATTATGGCTTACATCATAGAAGAACTTATCAAGCCGAAGTACTTTGATGCTTTCATACAGGAGAACATGAAGACTTCGACCTACAAGTCAGAGTCCAAAGCGGAACTGACTATCGAGTATGAGCCGAGCAAGTCCTATCAGGCGTATGTCGCAAGCTACGCCGCAGCTATGGCTGGTTCTATCATCGACAAGAACGCCAACAAGCCAGTGCATGAGATGCCGTCCGCAGGACAGCTCTTCGGCGCAATCTCTCGCATCGGCGACAGCTGGAAGATGGATAACGACTTCCTTGACCACTACTTCTACCTCGAAGGACGCTACCGCAGCCGCATGGCGAACTACACCGAGGCGCAGAACATAGCCGAGTATGCAAAACTCGTGAAATATCTCTTTGACCCTTACGAGAAGGCCGTCATCGCACCATGGAAGCGCATCGACCTCGCTTATTACGAGGGTCTGTTCAACGGAACGCTGACCGTGAACTTGTCAAACAACCCGAAGTCCCGCGTACAGTACGCACTTGATTACAACATCGAGAAGTTCAAGGCAAAGGTTGCCAAGTGGGGCGAGACCACGGCTACGCCTATCCAAGACCTGCAACAAGTGGCAGACTACGCTGAACAGAAAGGCAAGGTCATCCGCAAGGTGCGCATGAGCCGCGCCACATACTACAAGATGTGCGCAGCGGAGCAGATACAGAAGGCATTTACGCTGATGTTGCAGAAGACCCGCGTGTCTCCTGTCGCTCCAGCCGTGCCTATCGATGCGATGAACGAGTATATGCAACGTGTACAGCTTCCGCAGATAACCATCGAGTCGCCGAAGTTCGTGGAGCTTGCCGATGGCACGTCCACAAACATGGTGCCAGCCGACAGGGTGGTGTTCCAGTTCGCCGACAAGGTAGCCGTGCTGAAAGTGGCTGACAGCGTGGAGCAGATAGACAAGTTGCCCAACAAGAACTATTCGACATACGATGACAACCTCGTAGGCTCTTGGAGAGACGCGGAAGGTCGCTATGTTGACTACGAGATGTGGGCTACGCCTGTATTCACGGGCAAGAACGATTATGTCATACTTAAGACTGACGAGGTAGAGGCATGACAATAAGGGAAGCGATAGCGGCGGAGATTGAGCCTTACGCATTGTCTGACAATGCCGTGGAAAAGGCAGCGATAACGGCTTTTGACCGTTTCGCTGGCACGACTGTTGACGTTGAGGGCGACTATGTCGCCTCAATGGATAAGCCGTGCGGTTTCGCCGCGATGCTTCTGCTTTCTCAACTGATGACGCTGACGGGCGAGAATATCGGCGGCATATCACAAACCTACAAAAACGATATGGCGGACTTGCGTCGTATGATAAAGAGTATCGCCAGCCGTATAGGAGTGAGTGCCGACCTTGTTCTTGCCGACAGCAGTGACAATGTGGTATCGTACTGTTCTGTCTGGTAGCGTATGCGGTTTGAAGACAAGCTCGAAGTGTTGGTAACGACCAAAGGCGGCAAAGACGAGGAGTTTAATCCCCTGCCGCCAACGGAAGAATGGGTGTCTTTCGGCAAGTGCAAAATAATGTCGAACAGCTCGGCGCAGAGCGTGAGCCTCGCTGACGGAAAGGAGTACATCTACCAATACGAGATTTATGCTCCGCTGAAATCGCAACACTACAAAGACGGTCTTATACCGAAAGAGGGCAGCAAGATATGTTTCTCGAAAGAGGACGGCACAATCGAAAAGGAGGCTTTCGTGAAAGGCTTCCTCACGCTCAAAAAAAGGTATGTGAAACTTTGGGTGTGAAAGGCATGGCAAGCGTGAGTATCAAGGTGCAAGGGTTAAAGGCGTTGCAAGACAAGTTGCGCGAGGCGCGTAATCAAGTTGACACAGTGCTAAATATCCGACTTCTTAGGCTTGGCGAGGAGTGCCAGACTCACGCAAAGGAACACAAAGGCTATCGTGACAGGACGGCAAACCTCAAAAACTCTATAAGCTTCGCTCTTTACAAGGACGGTCAGCCAGTAGTAATGAACATCGGCAATGTATTGCCTGACGCGCAGGCACAATGCGACAGCAATGTCAGCCAGTTTCTTGGCGAACACGCTGTGCCACAAGGCTACACGCTAATGATTGTGGCAGGGATGAACTACGGCAGGTACGTGGAAGATAAAGGCTACAATGTGCTGAACACGACACGTTACTATATGAGAGACAGGCTAAAAGAGACTATTGAGGAAGTAATCAAATCGGTAATGAACGGCGAATATGACGGGTGACAAAGCTGTAACGGCGGTTGTAAGGTACTTGAATGCTTACAGGATGTATCTGTTTACTGGCGAGAAAGATGAGTTTGAGTTCTACAAAGGCACAAATTGCTCATACAACTGCCTATATACAGACATCTGCGAGAATGTATTCAAATATGAGAAAGAAAAAGGATACAGCGGCGAGTATA